TCATCTACTAATTGTTCTGGAGTACTACTTGCTCCATATGCCGAGTTTAATTCTGCATTGTATAATATTTTATTAAACCATACACCGTTTGCAGAAACACTGTGCTTAACATTATTTTCATATACTCGACTTATACCGTCATTGCTGATATATTCACGTAATGTATATTTTGATACACTACCTGTAACAATATATGTTTTGTTTAAAACGTCAGTATGCCAACCACTGCCAGTGAACTTAATAAGCATTTGATTTTCAAGTACAAAAGAATTATTATCATCTGTTATAGTTGACATGTTATTAGTATTAATTTCTGTTAATGGATTTACTGTACTTCCTGTATATATACTTTCGTATATAGGCAACTCTTCTACCCAACGATAGTTTACATAGTTAACAAATTTATCAATATCAATTGGTGGGTTAAATCCATACTTATGTGAGGCGTATGCAGAATTATAATTATATGTACTAAAGTTTTGATTGATTGAATGAGCTACGTCATCAAATGTAATAGTGTTTGTTGTTTTTCCTGAGTTGTTATATGCAACAATTCCAGGAGAAAGTTGTGTAGTTCGTTGCAGGTCTTTATAAACTTTTGGTTCTAAGTATACATCACCACTTTCAGCTACATCACCTTTTCTACTACCAACAAATACATCTATATCATCTAATGGTCCCTTTGACACCATTTGATCTAGTGTACTGTCTAACCAATTTTTATTTAAGTCTGTTTGAAAAACATTTGGTAAAAAATTACTAGTTTTTATATTATTGACTTGTTGTTTGCCTGCTTTTTTCTTAGCCATTATTATGTTCCTGCTTTAATATTTGCATCTGTAATATTTGTAATAATATCAACGTCATTGACATTTACATCTGCAATAATAAGTTCGTCTGCGTTTGGCGTAAATTCAAACATATCGCCAAATACACTTCCTGCACCTTGTGGTACAATAACAAAACTACTCAATAGTCCTGCTAGTTCTTTATGTACATATGCAGCTAATTCAGTGAAGTAAAAAGTTTCACCAAAGTCCCAATTACTTGAATTAAAAAATGAATCAATTGCATCTACTGTTTTTGTTTTTAAATCAGTATCTGTAACATTTGAGCCGTATAGTTTAATAATTCTAAATCTAGCTTTAAGCTGTGGATCAGCATGTGTACCAAACAACGGTCGGTACTTAACTGGTTTATATACAACAGTGTCACTTACTGCTTTTTTGTCTACTACACCTGTGAATTGTGTTCCTAGTTCATAACTAGTTGGCGGAGTAGGTACTGTAGTTGTTGCGCCTTTTAGATAATTCTTGTATTCAGTATCATATGATTTTGATAATGCAAACACATCAATAACATTAGTGAAACTAGGATCAACAACTTGATTATCAGCAGCAATATGCTCCCATTCGAATTGGTTGTTTATTTTACCATTCTCACTGTTTCCACTTGATGTTTCGGACGTGTTACTTAATCCAACAATATCATAAAATACATTTGGATTATCTGGTCTTGAATCAGCATTACTATCAATTAGAGATAGTCTGTATTCATTTGAACTTGCAGAATCATATCCATATACATAAAATGATCCAGCACTAATAAACTGTGGGTTACTAAAGTCTGTGTTTACTTGCTTAAGAGTAATAGTATCTCTTTTTGCTTTTTTAGTAAACGAGCCTATTTCTACTTCGTTTTGGATATTTCCCAATTTAGTAGATGCACTATTAAAAATAAATCTTCTTGTTCTAATATAGATATCATAAGACACACCTGTGTAGTTAAAATAGACTACCCAGTTGTTGTCAATATCAGCTACGTTAAAGTTAGCTGGGTATGTATCATTTTGAGAAAATGGAGGAGGTGTAGTATCAATTTCCCATGTTGTTTTTTGTTGGTTATATTTTATGCTAAATGGCTTTTTCTTTTCAAAATAAGAAATAAATAAATCTTTTTCTCTGTTAGAAAATTTTCTCGATAGTGCAGGATAGATAACATCAACTGTACTGTTAGTAGGTATTTTTCTATCTAACACTATAGCGCCAGTTCCATTTGATTGTAGCCCTGTAGGCTTACCTGCGTTAACACCGGTTCCTTCTACACCAAGTCCATTATTGTTTACGTCAACAACCTTTGCCCAAATATTTTTAGTAGGCTTAACTTTTCCTGTTCCTATTCCGACACCTGCGGCAGTGAATACTGTACCTGCATAACTGTTTGGTGATCCGATTAATGTAAAGTCTGTGTCGCCTGGTACTGTAATTTCATATTCTGTTCCCACAACAAAACTACCAGCCGTTACACTGCCTCCGGCAAATTTAACTAATGCGCCTGGCTTAAGATGTTTCATATATGTAGTAGCAGTTGTACCTACTCTAGTTGTGTTAGATGTTACTGGGTCTGTTAAATATCCACTTAGTACACCACTTGCAGAATTACTTTCGTTGTTCCATGTAAATACTGCAACGTTACCATTTGAATCAAGTGTTTGATCAGTAGTCTTAAGAGTTTCTGTTGCTGACCTAAATCCATCATAATATAAATTTACAAATTCGTCATTGTCTAATATATCTTTAACATATTTTTGATATATCCCATTTGCAGTATCTGAAATTGAAGCCGATACTGCTACTAATTTATTTTCAGAATATAACGTTGCGTCATTTCCTTGCAAGTATAAATTACTGTATGTTCCAGTTGGATCTGTAAATTTAGAATATCTACTATGTCCACTAAATGTTCTGTTTACACTTTTAATTTTTAAGATGCCGCCGTTACTATTACCAAGCATTGTATTATAATCTTGTGCGGTAATCATTCTATCTTGACTAGCATAGTTTCTTGGAGCATTTTCTCTAATTTGATCTAATGTTTCATTTGAACTTGCAGTTGATATTGATTGCTTTAATTGTAAAGTGAATACTGCATTGTAGTTGTTGCCATCACTTCCTGTATAATTTATTTGTACTTTTTGTGTTGCAATGTCATCTGGTCTTAAAATGTATGTACTGTTAACACTTGTTCTATACCAAACTCTTAATGTGTCTGTTGGAACGTTACCAAATGTACGATCAGGAAACACAACAGATATTGCATTGTCTTTTCTAGTTTTTACACTGAAAACATCTCTTTCGCCTTGTGCTAGATTATTATAAATTACATTACTGTTAACGTCAACAACCTTTGTCCAGTTCTTTAAAACGTTTCCTGTGCTATTAATATTTTGTACCCATACATCTGAATTATTTACGTTTGTTGCATTAATATCAAAAGAAGCATTGTCAATAGGCTCACTAATCACAATATCCTCATACTGCAACGAGCCTTGCTTTAATCCAAAAAAGAATCCAGTATTGACACTGCTTATTCCCTTGCCATCATTTTTATAATATAATCCAAATGAATTAACTGGGTCAGGGTATTTCTCTGTAAATGATCTTGTATAATTATCATAGTCACTGCTTATGATATTAAATGTAACACTTGCACCAGATACTGATCCTTGTGCATCAAATTTAACCTGATTGGGTGTATTATTAAAATCGTAGAATTCTGTTTTTATATTATTAATTACTACTGATTTTTTTGGACTACCAAATTGGTTACTGTTTTGTAGTACTGCATTTACTACAGTAACAAAGTCATCTAAATTATTTACATTGTTAGATACTTCGTACTTTAAATCTGTTCCACCTAAACTAATACCCGCACTACCAATAACTGGCTCGTTTGTTTTTACGCTAACTATTTTCATTTCACCATACGCTGGCACATTGCGTCTTGGTTGATATCCTAAAAATTCTGCTAATTTGTAAACACTCTCTTGTTTTTCTGCGGTACTTAAAAAATTGTTCCTCGCATTCACATCTACTCGATATGCTAAGTTGTGTCCAAACTGTGCAACTACATCTAGTAGTGATACAAATTCAGCTGATTCTACCCAGTCGTTGTAGTTCTCTGGATAATTATTGCGTACATAGTCAACCATTGCAGTTCTAATAGTATCATAATCAAATGCTTGAAAGTTTGCATTGATATATGATTCGTAGATTACTGTAAAGTCCTCTGCCGCAAATAGTCTATTTTGTCTTGATTTTTGTGCCATAATTAAAACTCTGCGTTTTCTGTAAATTCTTTATCGAATTTAATCTGCAACTCTGTTGCAGTTGTTGTTGGTAGGTAAGTCAGTTTCACATTAACTGTTACTGAATGTGTGTCGTGGTTTACACTTATATCTGAATTGTTTACTTCAAATCTAGGGTCATAGCTCACAACATTATATACTTCTTCTTCGATAGCATCTTGTGTTGCTTGGTCTAGTGGTTCAAACACATATAATTCTAAGTCGCAACCAAAGTCAGGATTTGACCATTTTTCTCCTTTACGGATTTTAAAATGATTCAATAAGTCCTGCTTCGCTAGATCTAAGCCGCTAAGGCTTTTACTAGTATAAGGTTGATTAATTGTTGTATATCCAAATATATTATTACTCATACAACTATTTATGCAAAAGATTAACTAGGTAGATAACGGCTCTATAATTAGCTTATCTTCTTGCCAATGTATGTACTTTTGCCAGGCTGCGTCTGGTATTGTGAGTGTATGATGCTGGTAAGCATAGTTTATTTGGTACCACGAAGGGTGTGTTGGTCGTTGCATAGGTAAAGGATATAAGCTATCGCCTTTCTTTACATTGCACGGACCACAAGCAGTAACACTGTTTTCCCATGTTAGTCTTCCACCTTTTGACTTTGGAATAACATGATCAATTGTTAAGTCAGCATAAGCAAACCTATCGCCACAGTATTGGCAACAGTATTTGTCTCTGACATATAAATTTCTACGAGTGAATTTTGCTTTGGAGGGTTGTTTGTGATAAGTGTTAAGCATAATAATGCTTGGGTATGGAATAGTTACTCTCGGTGACCGGAGAAACTCATCATCATAATTTTTAATTACATGTACTTTTTGTGACCACATGGCCTTGATTGCATCTTGCCAACTAACTGTGCTAAGTGGCATTTGTGATAATGGTTGCCCATCAGCATTAAGTAGTAAAACGCTTTTATTCAAGATAAAAATTCCTTGTATTATATTAGTATTTAAATATTTATGCAGTGAGTTAACTGAGTTGTTTAACTAGTAATTGTTTTCTACTTTCAGTCATGTTAGGTAAAAATCTTTTTGTTTCAGCATAATAAACATATTCGGCTTGATTTGATTGTAAATCAGATAGTTGCTTGTTACTGTATTCTTTAACAAGTGTTTGTATTCCTTGTTGCTTAATAAGTGTTCTACTTTTAGTTGCTCCGTAATCTCCAAGCATTAGTATTTTTGCTTCTGCTTGTCTCGATAATCTGTTTGCGCCGCTAATTGTTAAAGCAGTAGCGACATGATCCCATTTGCCGTCAATAATAAATTGTTGTAGTTCAAATTTTCTATTTTCAGTACCAACAAATCTAAACGAACCGGTATCTGTGTATAGACCTAGCATAGAATCGTATTGTGATTGTGTTAATGAAGTTAATGGAAATAACTTTTTAAATCTTTTTTCTTTATCTTTAAAATCTTCTATCCAAACAATATAAGCATCTTGTTCTGTTATTCCTGATCCACCTAAGCCAGTTTTTGATTTATATCCTATCATGGAATTTTTTTCATATCCAAGCCATTCAGTAGTTCTAAGTTTTAAGTTTATTAATTTGTCACTTGCTTCTAGTTGCGACAATGGTATCTGTGTGCTTGTTGCAACACTATCTAAAACTTTAAATAGAGAATAGTCTATTAGGTTTTTATTATTAACAGTTGATTGTAAATTAAACGATTGCATTATACAGTATTACCCTTACCAGCAGTGAACGTTTCTTCGACTGCACTAACACCCTTCCAAGGATGATGTTCTGGAACTCTACTAGCTACACTAGTTTTTACGTTATCATTTGGTGTTTGATTTTGTACTGTAGTTTTTGTAGCAGATTC